GGTGAGGACGTTTACAAGGTCAACGCCGCTGCCACCTTTGGCGTGGCCGTCGATCAGGTCAACGGTGAGCAGCGCCAGATCGGCAAGGTTCAGGAGCTGGCCTGCGGCTTTGCCGGTGGCGTGGGTGCCTTTGCGGCGATGGGCCGCGTCTACGGCGTACACCTGCCAGAGTCAGATGCCAAGCGCATGGTAGACGCGTGGCGCAGAGCCAACCCTTGGTCAGTGCCTTACTGGCAAGCCTTGGAAGAAGCATACACCCGCGCCATGCGAAACAAAGGCCATGAGTTTAGCGTGGGGCGGGTTACCTACCTGTTCGACGGTCAGCATCTCTGGTACGCTCTGCCCTCCGGTCGAGTCCTGTGCTACCCCTTTGCCAAGCTCGAAGCCGACGGCGTGACGTACGCCAAGGCGGCTTGGAAACCGGCAGCAGACGCGACCGAATGGCCACGCGCAAGGCTTTGGAAAGGGTTGGCGTGTGAGAATATCACCCAAGCCACCGCCAACGATTTGTTGCGTCACGCGCTACGCCAGCTTGATGACGTGGTGTTGCATGTGCATGATGAGATCGTGTTGGAAACCGACCGGCCAGAAGAGATGGCCGAGCGGCTTGAAAAGGTGATGTGTACGCCGCCCGAGTGGGCTAAGGGTTTACCCCTTGGCGCAGAGGTGGCGATCATGTCGAGATACGGCAAATAAAAAGCCCGCTGGCAGGCGGGCTTGTAAGGGAGCACTAACTTGGAATTTCTGGAATTTATCACAAAACTCGCCCCAGTTGGTGAGACTGCACTTATTGTGCACCAAAAACCACAACTGAAAAATAACGAAATCCAGCTACACGCTGACGGCGCAGTCAAGTGCACATGGCCTGCGTACCTTCCCACCAAGGGAGTCAAGGCTGGCCAAGCGTGGTACGCCAACACCGCCAGCTTCGTCATCGACCGATTCACCGACGGGCGTGTGTCGGCCAGCGCAGCCAATTGCGAGTACATCTTGGTGATGATGCTCGACGACATCGGCACCAAGTCCAAGACACCCCCGATTGAGCCGACATGGATCATGGAAACGTCCGAAGGGTCGTTTCAGTGGGGCTATGCTTTCGTTGACCAACCTACCAAGGCCGAGTTCAGCGCGGCCATCAAAGCCATCGCCGACGCGGGCTACACCGACCCAGGCGCTTGCAACCCCGTGCGTAATTTCAGGCTCCCAGGCTCGGTCAACTTGAAGCCCGACCGCAACATGTTTGCGTCGCGTCTGGTCGAGTTCCACCCAGAGCGCGAATACACCTTATCGCAAATATGTGATGCCCTTGGCGTGACGCCGGTCGAGGCCGACTCGCTCACCCTGCGCCCGATCCGCATGTCCGACGACGGCGCAGACGACGTGATGGCGTGGCTGTCCGAGCAGGGTCTGCTGTTGTCCAAACCCAACGGCGAAGGCTGGGCTGGCGTGATCTGCCCCAACGGCGCAGAGCACACCGACGGCAACCCCGAAGGCCGGTACATGCCCGCCAACCGCGCATACTGCTGCCTGCATTCGCACTGCGTAGACTTTGACTCGCGCATGTTCTTGCAGTGGGTAACCGATAACGGTGGCCCCGCGCACACCCCAGGTTTGCGTGAGGAATTGCTGGCGCAGGCGATGGACTCGGCCCTGTCCAAGCTCACCCCGACACCCGAATACCCCGACGCTGCCGCTGCCGTCATTGCCGAGGTCGAGCGCAAAGAGCTTGGCCGCATTGAGAAGAACGAATGGTGGGGCCGGTTTGCGTACATACAGGTAGATGATGCGTTTTTCGACATGCAAGACCGCCGCGAAATCAGCCGGTACACCTTCAACGCCCTGTTCCGTCACATCGATTGCAAGTCCGTTCACAACGCCAAGCGCCGCATTGAGGCCGCTACGTCGTTTGACGAAAACCGCCAAGCCAAGGGCGCTAAGTCTTTGGTCGGCGTCACCTACGCCGCCGGTGAGTCGGTGTTGGTCGCCCGTGAAGGCATGGTCTACGGCAACCGCTGGCGCGATGGGCGCCCGCAGCCGGTGGCCGGTGACGTGTCCATGTGGCTGGCGCACGTCGAGCGCATGGTGCCCGAGAAGTTCGAGCGTGAGCACCTGTTGAACGCGCTGGCCCATAAGGTGCAATTCCCGACCCATAAGATCAACCACGCCATCCTGATGGGTGGCAACCACGGCTCAGGCAAAGATACCCTCTTCGCCCCGTTCTTTTGGGCGATCGGTGGCTATGCCAAGACCAATTGCTCGCTGGTCAAAAACGAGGATTTGTCGTCCCAGTGGGGTTATGCGCTTGAATGCGAAGTGATGGAAATCGCCGAGCTACGCCAAGCAGAGGCAAAAGACCGTCGCGCCCTAGAGAATACCCTCAAGCCCATCATTGCAGCGCCCCCCGAGTACCTGATGGTCAACCGTAAGGGTTTGCACCCCTACTATGCTTTGAACCGCGTTTTCGTGGTCGCGTTCAGTAATGAGCGTGTGGCCATATCGTTACCCTCAGAGGATCGCCGGTGGTTTGTATTGTGGTGCGAGGCCGCCAAACTGCCAGAGGCTCAGGCCGTGAGCTTGTGGAATTGGTATCAGCACCGTGGCGGCTTTGAGGCCGTCGCCCATTACTTGCACACCCGTGACGTGTCAGCGTGGAACCCGACCGCGCCGCCCCCGATGACCGAGGCCAAAGCCATTATGGTCGAGCACGGCATGAGCACCGCCGAGTCGTTTTTGGTTGACCAGATGCGCCGCCGTGTGGGTGAGTTTTCGCGTGGCGTTGTTGCGTCGCCTTTTCACGCCATATGCGACCGCTTGCAAGGGTATGCGCCTGGGGGCGTGAAGATCGTACAGGCCGCGCTATTGCACGCGCTCAAAGAGGCTAATTGGATCGACTGTGGCCGCGTCGCGTCGCGCCTACATGGCACCAAAAAGCATATCTACTGCGCCCCCGAGTTGGCCAAATCCAGCAAATCAGAACTGCGCGACATGGTCGAAGGGTAAGACAATGCCGCCGCCTACGGCGTCGACATAAAAAAAGGGCCCCGATTATGGGGCCCTGTTAAGTTCTAGGCAACTGCTCAGAGACCAAGCAGAACGACAAGTATAGCGGCAATTATGGCCGCGCAGATCACCGCCATACACCCACCAGTGCCGCAGCGTCATATGTCGGTGCCGGTGCCGCCACTGTGAATAGGCCAGCGCCGCGCCTGATGCGCCCCCATGCATCCTTTCGGTTTTGATTGACTAGCTCGCCCCGTTTCACGGCCCCGTAGACCTGATGACGGGTAAACCCCTCCGATTCAATTTCGGCCATTGTGCGCGGTATCGCGCAAAAATCACTCAGTGACATATTGCATCGCCTCCGCTTTACAGGTTTCAACCTCGGCATCCGTGAGCCCTTGGGCCCAGTGCTCGGCCAGATCGGCGCATTCTTGCGCCCGTGCAGCGTCCGGCGCTGTCAGCGCCATAATCAGCGCCCGCGTTACAAGGTCGGTTTTTGCCTGTGGTGCCCATGGGGCCAGCGCCTGTGCGAATATTGGATTCATTCGGCCACCTCCCACGCGCTATCCTCGCCCACGGGTAATAGGCAGGGCTCGGCCCGCAGTGGCTGCCAGTCCCAAGGCATAATTTTCTTATTGAGTTTTTCGTATTCGGCCACGTATTCGGCCGTTGACGTTTCGGCCCAGTACAAAGGGTAGAACCGCTTTTCGGCCCCCTTAGACTTAACGACCTTATGCTTGCCGGTGCACTTAGCATGCGCGGCCATAATGTCGTCGCGCCCGTCGCGCACGGTATAACGGGTTTTTCCCAGTGTGATAGTTTTCATTCTAAAATCCCCAAAAAGTTAATCGCGTCCTCTTTACGCGCAAAATCAGCCACCGCGCGGCCCAGCGCCTCGGTCAAGTCGTCAATTCGCGCCAGTAGACCGGCGCGGTCGATATCTCCGGCCACGTATGCGGCCCGTTCAAGGTCTATCGTTGTCATGTTGTCGCCCTTTCTTCAGTGTCGATTACTTCCCATTCGCCATAGCGTATAGCGTCGTCATTCACCCGCGCCCATGCTTGCTTTTGCGCCGAGTCTTCGCTTTCGGCCTCAATTTCATAATGGGCATAAGATGTATATGCCAAAGTCACTATATAAGTTTTCATGGTGTCATGCTCCAAAAGTAAAGGACAAAGGGCAGCGCGATAAAGAACGCAAAGCCCAGCGCGTCAAAAAATTGTCGAATAGTCATAGAACCCCCAAAAAGTGATAATCGTCGTCAAAAACCACCACGTAGAACCCGCGCGGGCTCCCGTGCACCTCATAGCGCCATGCGTCGCGATCTTGCATGGTTAATTCATCGGCCAGCGCCTGTGCGGCCGCTTTGCTTTTGTAGTAGGTCATGTGCAGCACCCACAGCACGGCGCGTCGATACACCGGCCCTTTTTATTTTGATAATACTCACGGCCACCAACCTGAAACACGTCCGATACATACATGCTTGATCGGCGTGGCATGTCGTCTTCGTCCGTGATCCATGCGCGGCGCGTGTCCGTGTCGAATGCTATTTCATCGCCTGGGCGAATTGGTTGACCTGTCCGCGCGTCGATACCCTTATATTTTGCGATCATAATTTTTATCATGACATGGCCCTTTCCAATTGAGCGGCCAGCGCGGCCAACCCGCTCAAAAGCGCGGCGCAGCGGACGCGGCGTGTGGTGCGTGTCGATCCGGTGGTTTGAATAATTTCATACCACCCGTTGGGCTCCGGATTGATAACCATGCGATCATGCGAGCCCTTTACCGCATGCCATGCGGACATGTATGCGTCCGCTAAATTGTGCCTATCTTTCGTGTTCATACTTTACCCTTCGTTTACTGTGATCGGACGGAATTGTCCGCGCATGGCCACCATATGGCCATGCACTGACAATCAAGCAGCCAGCTTGATATCAATTACGCGCTTACGTGTGCCATGTGCTGGGAATCCCACAATGGCCGCGCGTTGACGTTGGCACAATTGACATGTCGCGCAGCTTACGTCGTCGCGCTGGGTGGCCGGACATATGACGACCGCGCGGCCCGCTGGGGTGGTGGTGTTTTGGGTTTGCGTTGACGGTAAGACAACAACGACGGGCCCAGCGTTATGCTCGGCCAGCATGTCGGCATCTTGCAGATCATTGGCCGATAGATTGACAGTGAAGCCCCATTGATTAGCGTGGCGTATCCATGCGATGCTGGCCGCGTCGCGGTGGTGTGAATAAGTAAACCCGCGACGGCCCGCATTGGCCGCGACTAATTGGCCCAGCTTTACTGCGTCGACGGTGCCACCGGCCACGGGCAGATCGCCAGCTTGATTGTGGCGCCACAGCTGGCCAGCGGGCAGCGCGGCAATACTGGCCGTGAATTGGCCCCACGACGTGCCACGCGTGCCGTTACTGACAGCGGCCCAGTGCAGCGCCAGTGGCCCGCTGGCCGCATAGCATGCGTCGCGGACATTGCAGTCCGGCGGGCATGAGCTCTTTTCCGTGGTTGATACGGGAATCGGGCCGGTTTTGACGTTGGCGCTTTTTAGTGTGAGATGTACTTGCATGATGTAACTTTCTTTTATTTGATTGAATTGAATTGTGGCCAGCGCATGGCTGGCCGGTTGAATTTAAATAATGAATTCTGGGTTATCGGTTACGCCATATTGCACGGCCAGCGCCAGTATTTCGGTTTGCTGGGTTTTTTTAAGCGCGGCGCGGTGTAGCATCGATAATGCGCGAGCGACATAATTTGCGCCAAAGTGCTGCATTTTTTCGACTGTGGCTATTTCGCGCTGTTGGGCTTTGTTTAGTGTGTTCATCATGTGACTTTCTTTGAGTGTATGCCGGTGCGATTTTGCGCCGGTGAATATAATGTAAGGGATTCACTTGCAATTGTCAAGAGTTATTTTCTAGGGGTTTTCCCTATTTTTTGTGGGCATTGTGGGTTATTTGTAGGCATGCGCGGCATGACCTGAATTGCCTACAGAAAAAGCCCGTAGCTGCTGGGTTTTTTGTTGTTTGTAGGTCATATTGTCAATTATTTGTATATTTGTTTAGCAGATTAAAAAGTAGTACTATATAGTTATAAGTTGTGTACGGGTACGCCGTTTGGCCAGCGACTAAAAACATATGACAACATTGCCTACATTGCCTACATTATGCTTTTGATAAGTATATGGCCACGATGTTAGTAGCCACTAACTTAGGTCAAATGGCCATCGGCCCCAGCTCAATGTTAGTGAGCACTCACTTCGCCAGGCTAAGTTAGTGAGCACTTACTTCACTAAGTTAGCAAGCACTAACATATAAATTTGACAAGTTAGTAGACACTAACTTAGCGGCTGTAAGTAAGTGCTCACTAACCAGGCTGCTGTAAGTAAGTGCTCACTAACATAGGGGGTGGGGGTAGGGCCGGTGGCCATGGCCATACGGTGACGGAGGGTTCACAAACAATTTTTTTTATTTTTAAAAAGTAGCCCACATTGCCCACATGACCCACGTTTGGTATATTCGGGCACATGTTTCACAGTCTTCCATTTGAGCCGCGCAAGATCGTTGCGACTGAAGCGCGGTTAAACAAAATCTACGAAGCCGCCAAGCTGGGCTTGAAGGGCGACGCATTGGCGCTGGCCTCCGGTATGCTGCCCACCGAGTACCGGCAACTGTGCGAGCTAGACCCCGTAGCGGACATGGCGGCGCTCAAGGGCAAAGCCGATGGCGAGTTGGAGATGTCCAAATGTCTGCACAAGGCAGCGACCGAGGGCGACGCCAAAGCGGCGCTGGCGATCCTCCAACACTCACACGGCTGGGTGGCCAAGCAGTCCATCAGCATTGATGTCGACCAGCGCATCAGCATCGTCGGCGCATTGCGCCAAGCAGAGTCACGGGTCATCGATGTGATCGCCAACGAACCAAGTCCAACACTGGAACATAAGGTAAATGCAGAACACCATCTACAGCGCTGAAGACGAACAGGAATTGATGGCCAGGCTCTGGAGTCCGGCGATCAAGGACAACCCGCTGGCGTTTGTAATGTTTGCGTTTCCGTGGGGTGTCAAAGGCACACCGCTGGAAAACTTCCAAGGACCGCGCAAATGGCAGCGCGAGGTGCTGCTGGATGTGGCCGAACATATAAGGATTAACCAAGGCAAGCTGGACTTCGACGTATTGCAAGAGGCAATATCGTCTGGTCGCGGTATTGGCAAGTCGGCGCTGGTCAGTTGGTTAACCATCTGGATGGTGGCCACACGAATCGGCTCGACGACCATCATCTCGGCCAACTCGGAAAGCCAGCTACGCTCAATCACTTGGGCCGAGATCACAAAATGGCTGGCGATGTCAATCAACAGCCACTGGTTTGAGGTGTCAGCCACCAGAGTGATGCCCGCCAAGTGGTTGACTGAGCTGGTCGAACGCGATTTGAAGAAGGGCACACGCTACTGGGGCGTGGAGGGGCGCTTATGGTCGGCGGAAAACCCCGACGCGTACGCTGGTGTGCACAATTTTGACGGTGTTTTGGTGATTTTTGACGAAGCCAGCGGTATTGACGACTCAATTTGGGCGGTTACTGGTGGTTTTTTCACAGAAAACACACCAAATCGCTTCTGGATGGCTTTCAGTAACCCACGGCGCAATACGGGGTACTTTTACGAGGCGTTTAACAGCAAACGTGAGTTTTGGCGCACAAAAGTGGTGGACGCGCGCACGGTCGAGGGTACCGACAAGGCGGTCTATCAGCGGATTATTGATGAGTATGGGCCAGACTCGGCGCAGGCGCACGTTGAGGTGTACGGTCAGTTCCCCAACGCGGGCGATGACCAGTTCATTGGAGCCGACATCGTGGACGACGCGATGAAGCGGACGAAATATCAGGATCAGTCGGCACCGATTGTGATTGGTGTAGACCCCGCACGGTTTGGTGCGGACGCCACGGTCATCGCGGTGCGGCAAGGTCGGGACATCGTGAAAATCATGCGGCACCGTGGGGACGACACCATGACGGTGGTCGGTCATGTGATCGAAGCGATTGAGGAGTTCAAGCCGACGCTGACCGTGATCGACGAAGGTGGCTTAGGTGCTGGCATCGTGGATCGGCTGAAGGAGCAACGCTACAAGATCAAGGGCGTGAACTTCGGGAATAAGGCAAAGAACCCGATTATGTACGGCAACATGCGCGCGCAGATGTGGGGCGACATGCGCGAGTGGTTGAAGACTGCGGCGATTCCGAACGACAGGTTCTTGAAGACGGACTTGATTTCGCCTATGATGAAGCCTGACTCAAAAGGAACGATCTTTTTGGAGAGCAAAAAAGACATGAAGTCGCGTGGGCTGGCGTCACCTGACGCTGCCGACGCAATTGCTGTTACATTTGCATTTCCTGTAGCACATCGGCAATATGTTGAACCAACCCGCCGCGTGAACGCGCAAGGCAGTGGGGTCAACGCATCATGGATGGGGAGTTAAATGAAGAAGACGGTATCTCTGTCAGTAGGTCGAGGCGAGAAACTCCCTACATCTAAGGGCGCTGGTTTGACGGCCAAAGGGCGCGAGAAGTACAATCGTGAAACTGGCTCTAACCTTAAAGCGCCAGCACCAAACCCTAAGACCAAGGCAGACCAAGGCCGCAAGGATTCATTTTGTGCAAGAATGGGCGCGGTAGCGGCCAACGCCAAAGACGGCGAACGCGCTAAAGCAGCCCTTAAACGATGGAAGTGTTAATTATGGCTACAAAACCTGGACTCTACGCAAACATCCACGCAAAACAGGCTCGTATCAAAGCGGGCTCTGGCGAGAAGATGAACAAGCCTGGCAGCAAAAATGCGCCAACGGCTAAAGATTTCAAAGAGTCAGCTAAAACTGCGAAGAAAAAATAATGGCAAACACCAAAGCAACCGGCGTTGCATACCTAGACCCAGAGTTCACCACTTGTTATGCCAGTGAAGAAATTGGCTACGCCCTTGCCGGACAAGGCGCGGTAACTCAAGGCTCAAGCAAGTCAACTGGCGTTACGCTTAACACAAGCATGGGCCGGATCACAACAGACAGCGCAACGCTTAACACGTTGACCAATGTAACTTTTACGTTGACCAACAGCTTGATCAGCGTAAAAGATGTGATTATTTTGAACGTAAGTTCCGGCGCTACATCAGGTGCGTATAACTGCTGGATCAGCAGCATGAGCGCGGGCACTTGTACGATTACACTGCGAAACATCAGCGGCGGCAATTTATCCGAAGCTGTTGTAATCAACTTTGCAATTATTCATGGAGCGTCTTAACCATGCCGTTGGTAAAATCAAAGTCACCCGAAGCCTTCCGCAAAAACATTAAAGCGGAAGTTAAAGCTGGCAAGCCTGTCAAGCAGGCCGTGGCTATTGCGTATGCAGTTAAACGTGCGGCACCAAAAGGTAAGAAATAATGGCAGATTACACAGGCATCGCCGCAGCCGGTGCTGTGGCCAACGGCGGCAAAAAGAAGACTGAATCTGGTATTCTGGCGACCGCCCGCGACCGCCTCAACATGGCGATTGGCGCGTTGTCTGAATCCCGTGAAGATGAGATTGACGATTTAAAGTTCTACGCTGGCTCACCTGACAACCGTTGGCAGTGGCCAGCGGACGTGTTGGCCACCCGTGGTTCTGTGCAAGGCCAAACGATCAACGCCAGACCGTGTCTGACGATCAACAAATTGCCGCAGCACGTAAGACAGGTGACCAATGACCAAAGGCAGAACCGCCCAAGTGGCAAGGTTATTCCAGCCGACGACCACGCAGACGTCGAAGTCGCCGAAATCTTCAACGGCATGGTCAGACACATCGAATACATCAGCGATGCTGACGTCGCGTACGATACAGCGTGTGAAAACCAAGTCTCCTACGGCGAAGGTTACATCCGCATCCTGACCGAATACTGCGACGAAAACACGTTTGACCAAGACATCAAGATTGGCCGTGTACGCAATTCATTCAGCGTCTACATGGATCCAACGATTCAAGACCCAACCGGCGCAGATGCCAAGTGGTGCTTCGTTACTGAAGACATCACCAAAGAAGAATATGCGCGGATGTATCCCGACTCTGCGCCCATCACCACCTTGCAAACGCTGGGTGTGGGTGACCAAAATTTGAGTCAGTGGCTCATGGAAGACACCGTCCGCATTGCTGACTACTACTACGTAGACTACGACAGAGCAACGCTTAACCTGTACCCTGGGAACGTGACCGCATTTGAAGGCACCCTAGAGGACAAACAACTGAAAGAAATCTATGGAAAACCTAAAAAATCTCGTGAATCTGATCGTGTCAAAGTTAAATACTGCAAGATTAACGGCTATGAAATTCTTGAAGAAC